CCGACCGAGGCCTCATGCGCCATCCTCGAAGCCTGCGGTCCGGTCGTGTTCGCCGGTTGGGCGAAGCCCGGCGACGTGTACCGCTGCTCCGACAACGGCTGCCCTTGCGGATGGGTCTACCATTACAATCCGGGCGAGCCGAAGGGCATGCGCCATCCATCGCCGCTGATCCAGCTGACCGCGAACTCCGAGGACCAGGTGCGCAACGCCTACCGTCCATTGGTCGCCATGATCAGGCTTGGTCCGCTGAAACAGCTGCTCAAGGTGCGCGAGGGGTTCATTCGCATCCTTCGCCCCGGAATCAACCTTGACGACGATGATCTCGATCTCGACCGCATCGATGTGGTGACCGCCTCGGCAACCAGCCGTTTGGGTAATCCGATTTCTGATGCGGAACAGGACGAGGCCGGCCTGTACACCAAATCGAATGGCATGCTCGACGTGGCCGACACCCAACGCCGCGGCGCCGCAGGCATGGGCGGCAGGACGCACTTCTGGACCAACGCCTACGACCCGGGGGAAAACAGTTACGCCCAACAGCAGTTCGAATTGGGCAGTAAGGACGTGTGGATCTTCTACCGCAACCCCGATTTGAACCCGGACCTGCGGCACAAGGACGGCACGCCATACAGCTTCAACAACCGGCGCGAACGCCGCAAGATCCTCGAATGGGTCTACGCCGGAAGCCCGTGGGTGCCTTTGGATTCCGTCGAAGCGGAGGCCGAGGCGCTCATGGAGAAGGATCCCGCACAGGCGGAACGCTTCTTCGGCAACCGAATGGTGCAGGGTGGTGGAGCATGGCTCGAGGATGGACTCTGGGAGAGCTGCTATGCAGGAACATGAGCTTTGGCTTGAGAACCCGCCAAAAGGCACCGAAGTGTGTCTTGGCTTCGACGGCTCCGAGAACGACGACTGGACATGCATCAAGGCCGAGACGCGCGAGGGTTTCATCTTCACGCCACGGTACGGCGAGGATCGCCGTCCGACGATCTGGAATCCGAAGACGTGGGGCGGACGCATCCCGCGCAGCGAGGTCAATGCCGCCATGGACGAGCTCAACGACCGATACAAGGTTATCCGCGCCTACTGCGACCCCGGTTTCCGCGACGAGGTGTCGTGGGAATCGCAGATCGAGGCGTGGGACACGAGATACGGCCCAAAGAAGTTCATTCCCTGGGCGATGAGCGGCTCCAGCCGCATCACCGCCGTATGGGAGGCATTGAAACGCTTCGAATCCGACCTGCAGCATCACGCGATCACACAGGACGGGTGTCCGATCACCATCACGCACATGCGCAACGCAAGACGCTTCGCCAAATCCGGCGAACGCTACGGGTTGGGCAAGCCGAAGCAGACGCGGAAAATCGATGCGGCGGTGACGTGCGTGCTGGCGCATGAGGCGGCATGTGATGCACGCGCCGCCGGTTGGGGCAGGAAACGCAAGGCGTACCTGCTGACTGGTTCTACTACTAGGGGGTTCCAATGATTCGTACCGCCGATGACGTGAATCGCATGGCGAACCTGCTCGCCCTGAAGATCGAGAACCGTCGGCCGGACATCAGGAAGCACACGGATTACGTGCGCGGCAAGCGCGGCACCCTGAAATTCGCATCCGACGAATTCAAACGCTACATGGCGGATAGGTTTTCCGGCTTCGCCGACAACTGGTGTCTGCCTGTGGCGCAGGCGCCTGTCGAACGCATCCACTTCAAGGGCTTCATCCCATATGACGATCACGAATTGGACTCGCATGTGATGCGCGTGTGGGAACGGAACGACTGCGACCGCAAGCTGCAGGAGAGCGCGCTGATGATGACCACGACCGGACGCGCTTTCGGCTTGGTCACGTCGATGCCGGACGGCAGAGCGCGCATCAGCTTCGAACACCCGGACAGCGCGGCCGTACACTACGACCCGCTCACCGGAGAGGTCGACGCAGGACTCCTGGTCAGATACGACGAGGAGCATGAATTCGGCACTTTGCTGCTGCCGGACATGGTGTTCGACGTGGTTCGTGTGCGTGCAGGCGGCGACGATGAGAGGAATCGTCTTCCACCGGGCGTTGAGGGTTGGCGGTTCGTTCCGGATTCGGCGCGCGCGAACCCGCTCGGACGCGTGCCATTGGTCGAATTCCGCAATCAGATGCTCCTGGATGACCTGCCTATCAGCGATGTGGAGCAGGTCGAATCGATGCAGGACGCCGTCAACGTCTGCTGGGCATACACCTTGAATGCTTTGGATTTCGCGTCCATGCCCGCCAGGGTCATTCTCGGCGGCGATTCGCTGTCCGAGCCGGTGTTCGACAAGGCAACCGGCGAGCAGGTCGGCGAGCGTCCCGTGAATCTCGACAAGCAGGTCATGGAGCGCATCATGCAGATCACCGGCGACAACGTGTCGATCGGCGAATGGACCGCCAGCAACCTGCAGGCGTTCCTGCCGATCATCCAAAAAGCCGTCGAGCACATCGCGGCAGAGACCCGCACTCCTGGCCATTATCTGCTGACGAACGCCGAGGTGCCGGCCACCGGCTACGAGGTCGCGGAAGCCGGACTCGTGTCGAAGACCTTGGAGCGTATCAGCTTCATGCGTCAGCCGGTGCGCGAATTGTGCGAGATGGCCATGACGCTCGAGGACGACGAGGAATCCGCCCGCATCCTCGAGGATTCAAAAGTCGTGTTCGCTACACCGCAATACCGGTCCGAGGCCTTGATGGCCGACGCGATGCTCAAATACAAGAAGCTTGGCTACCCCCTGCAGTGGATAGCAGAGCAGATGGGCCAGAGTCCGGAGGACATCAAACGCATCATGCGCATGGTGGACGACGAGAATCACGATCCGGAGATGGCTGAGATAGCACGAAGCCTGCAGGTCGGAGGTGCATCTGATGACGGTGACGCTGGAGAGCCTGTCGGACAGCCGCAACACACTGGCCCGACTCTGCCTGCTGGCCGTGAAGGCGGCGGACAAAACATGGAAGGGCGTGGATCCGCGACGGGTGCGTGACAGCTGGAATCGGACAAACGCCGATTTCCTAACGCTCTTCGCCACACTGCAGACCCGCGCCGCGAGCGACGCGATGGACTCGTCCACGTTGATGCTCGCCGAACAGGGCGACTACGTGCGCCCTGACGGCATTGCGAATCCCCTCGCCTTCGGGACGGGTTTCGCACCGAGCGGCATCGACCTCGAATCATATTTCGATATCCCGGTGACGCGCACTTTGTCGGCCATCAAGTCAGGCATGGGTGAATCCGATGCCATGATGGCAGGTCGTGCTACGCTTCGCCAGATGGCCATGCAGGCCATCGAGGACACGTCAATCAGCGCGATGGGCGTCAGCATCACCCAGCGTTCCGGCGTCGGCTACGTGCGCGTCGAATCACCCGACTGCTGCCCACGATGCGCCATCCTCGCCGGAAAATACTTCCGGCACAACAACGACTTCCTGCGCCATCCGAAATGCCACGGCCGCACCATACCATGCAAAGGCAAGGACAAGGCCGAGAAACAAGGCTGGATCACATCGCCGATGGACCGCTTCAACCGTATGAGCGAGGCGGAGCAGGACGAGCTCTTCGGACAAGCCGACGCGCAGGCCATCAGAGACGGCGCCGACATATACCAGGTCGTCAACGCACACCGAGGCATGCGGCCGGTCGGACGCGGCGACATCCGCATGACCACGTCCGAAGGCACCAGCCGCTACGGGTGGAGCCGCATGATCCGCAAATACGAATACGGCCAACGCCAGAGGCGCAGGCTCACGCCGGAAGGCATCTACAGCTTCAACCTCCCTCGCGAGCAGACCATTGAACTTTTGAAGCGCGAGGGCTACATCCTGCCCGACAAATGGCGTGAACGGGTGCCGGAACTCCGCAGCCGGCAGTGGCTCCACAACAACGAATGGCGTCAGGGCCGGCATGAGGAGCTGACCGCGGCGCAGAAGCGCCTCGAGAACGCGCGACTCCGCTATGAGGCCGCATTGGATGGCCGCAACCCGTATCAGCCCAGCAGCCCGGTAACGCCGGACGTGCTGGCCAAGGCCGAGAACTCGTATCGCCGATGGCTTGCCAGCAACGGCGAGATATACACCGAATGAAAGGAAAAGCATCATGTCAGATGGACAGCAGCAGGATCCGAACACCAATGCTCCGGGCGCACAGGAGCCGCCAATCGACTGGCACGACAAGTTCCTCGGCCAGAAGAAGGTCAACACCGACCTCGAAGCGAAGCTCAAGGCCGCCTATGAGAAGGCCGACCGAGTAGACGACCTTGAGAAGCAGGTGGCCGACTGGGAGCAGCGCGGCAAGGAATTCGACTCCGCGCAGGCTACCATCGCCGGCCTGCAGAAGCAGGTGCTCCAGGCGAACGTCACCGCCGCGGCGACCGGCAAGCTCATCAATCCAAGCGACGCATTGAAGCTCATCGACTTCTCCGACCTGACCGCGGACGATCAGGGAGGATACGACCAGCAGGCGATCGGCGAGAAGATCGACGCCCTGGTCACGGCACACCCGTATCTCGCGCAAGGCGGGAACAATGCTGGCCTGGCGGGAATCATCCCACCGTCGGGCGTCCGCGATGGCGATCATCAGGCGGGACAGCTTACCAGGGACGATCTGAAGAACATGACCCCGAAGCAGATCGATGAGGCGCGCCGCAAGGGCCGTCTGGATGATCTGCTCGCAGGCCGCAGTAAGTAAGGAGGCCAGCAATGGCAATCACCAATTTCATCCCCGAGGTATGGTCCGCCGCCATCCTCGAAGCCCTGCGCGCGAAGCTCGTCTTCCCGAGCCTGTGCAACCGCGATTACGAGGGCGACATCCGTGAGGCCGGCGATACCGTGCACATCACCGGATACAACGACGTGACAGTGCACAAGTACACGCGCGGCCAAGCGATCACCGTCGATGATGCCACGGATAAGGAAGCAGCCGTTCTTGAAATCAATCAGTCCGACTATTTCGCCTTCAAGGTCAACGACCTCAACAAGGCTCAGGCCAAGGCGGACATGACTGGAAAGTTCACCAATTCCGCCGCCTACAACATGATGAAGAACGTGGAGAACTACATCTCTAATCTCATGGACACTGCCGTCAGCACGCCGGCGAAGACCGTGGACGTCGGCACCCCCGCCGACGCGTATCTCGCCGTCGTGGAAGCCGGACGGAAGCTTGATGTGCAGAACGTGCCTGACGAGGGACGCTGGCTCGTCGTCAGCCCCGACTTCTACGCGCTCCTGCTGCAGGACTCCCGCTTCATCGAAGGCACCGAAGCGGGCCATAATACTCTGCTCAACGGCGTGGTCGGCCAGGTGCGCGGCTTCACTGTCGTGAAGTCCAACAATGTGCCGCACAAGTCCGCCAGCCCGGACACCCAGTCCATTCTCGCCGGCACCAACGCTGCCGTCACCTTCGCACAGCAGGTCAGCAACGTCGAGGCTATGCGCATGCAGACCGACTTCGCCGACATGGTGCGCGGCCTCGACCTGTACGGAGCCAAGGTCATCCGCCCCGAGTGCCTAACCAAGATCACCCTGAACCTCTCCACCTCCACCGGTCGTTCCATGCAGGATGCCACTCAGGCCGTCGTGGACGAAACGTCCGACACCGCTGGTGATGATGCCGATAAGGCAGACACCGGCAAGAAGGGCAAGTGACCGTCTGATCGGAGGCTGACATGACCGCCTTGGCCACACTGCAGGACCTGCGGAAGTACGGCATCGACGTGCCGGACAACACCGTCGCGCTCAGCCTGCTCGACTCCGTATCCGCCGCCGTGCGCGACGCCGCCGGCTGTCCGATCACCATGGGCGAATGGACCGTCGACCTGCCCGGCGAACAGTCGAGGAAACTTGACCTGCCATGCAGGGCGGTGCGAGCCGTGTCCAAAGTACTGGTCGATGGTCGGCCGATCGAAGACTGGAGGCTCTTCGGCTCATCGCTTTACCGGGCGGAGCCGTGGAGCCCCTTTGGCGGCATCCCGTCGACTGTGACGGTCACCTTCCAAGGTGGCTGGGATCCCGTGCCGGAGGACATCGTCAGACTGGTCTGCTCGTATGTCGCCGCCGGATTACATCAGCTCGCGGATGGTGGTCCCGGCGCCCACTCCGGCATCGCCTACGAGAGGCTTGATGACGCGCAGGTCGGATATACGCATGATGGCACCCAGATCGACGCGGCCGAATTGCCGGAAGCGACCAGACGCAGCCTGCGCAATCGCTTCTGTGCGAACATCAGTTCGATTGGAGTGTTCCGATGAGAATCAGCGCATCCTTTCTCGCAAAGGCCAGAGTCAACGCGGAATGCCTGATGACCGACCGGATACGCGTCACCGCGCCCGGCACGGTCACGGTCGACCCGGTCACCGGCGCCGAAACCGTGTCACAGCAAGTCGTCTACGACGGCAAGGGAAAAGTGCAGACGGCCGGCGGCATCGCCGGACAGCAGCACAACGTGAACGGCGACGGCTCAGTCGGAGCGTTCGTCCCGGAATGGGGCCTCTACCTCCACCTGCCCGTCACGGCCACGACTCCACGCGAAGGATGCGAGGCCATGGTCGTGGAATCGGCCGACCCGGCACTCGTCGGACGCCGATACCGGCTCGTGAACATGCAATCCGAAAAGACGCACGCCACCGCCAGAAGATGGAACGTGCAGGAGATCCCGATGGAAGGAGGCTCATAGTGCGCATCGACTCCCATGAGCTCGACGAACTGGCGAGAAAACTCACCGTCGCGAGCGTCCGCGCGCCGATCAAAGCGGCCAACGCCGTCAAGAAAGGCGCGCAGAACATCAAAACCGCGGTCAAAGCGGATCTCGCGTCGAGCAGCCATTCGAGCTTTCGTCGAATACCCATCGTCTACGAGATCAAAACCGAAGGCATGAGGGTCGAGGCGGACATCGCGCCGGTCAAGACAGCAGGCGGCCTCGCCAACATCGCGTTCTTCGGAGGCGCCCATGGCGGAGGAGGCACCCACCGCTTCTATGAACACGGCGAACAGGAGTTCGAGACCACCGCCCGATACGTCGAGGAAGCCGGGGCAAGCCTATGACCGACTTCCTGAAGGTCAGGGAATCCGTCCTCCGGCTCGTCGGCGAGATCCGCGGATGGGACGTGTATACGGATGGCATCGCGCCAGCCGGCAAAACCCCGCCATGGGTCGTCATCGGACTGACGGAAACCAGCCGAACGCACACGGAAAGCCAATCCACCGACCTGCACATCGGCAGACTCGACATCCGCATCGTGGCCAGAAGCCAGACAAGCGTCGACACGCTCGCATCACTCCTCACGGAAAGGCTCGACGGAGCCCTCTCCGACATGCCGGGACTATCTCCGCTCATCGGAGACGTGGACACCGGCAGCACCCCAAGCGACCTGACCGACCCGGACACCGGCACGCCATACATGATGCGCGTGCTCACGTGGCGGGTCGGCTGGCCGGAAACACAATGAAAGGAAACACCATGCAGAAAGTCCCAGCACATCTCGGAGACGGCGAATTCCGAACCATCATGGTCGAGGAATCCGGCATCAAAAACTATCTGAAACCTACAGCATCCGAACTGAACAGCGGCTCCAGCCTCGACCTGAGCCCCTACCTGTCCGCCACCGGCTGGCACCTCACCCACAGCCAGGACATGGTCGATGACGACCGCGAATCCTCCGCCACAGTCGGCCAGATCCCCGGACAGGAAAAATTCTCCGACGGCAGCATGGACCTCATCGACAACGTCAACACCTCCGACGCCGCCAACTTCAACAAAGCCGTCGACACACTCACCTGCGGCAAACGCTGCTGGATCGTCCGCCGCCGAGGAAAGACCGTGGACGCCCCATTCGTGGCAGGAGACGTGATCTCCGTCTACCTCGTGACCATCGGCATCAAAATCCCCGTAGCCCACAGCATCAACAGCCGCCAGATGAGCACCATCAACTTCAGCGCCGACCCATGCAGCAAAGAGGAAACCATCACCGTCGCATGACCGACATGCACGCCTTGTCCCGCGCCAGACCAGTCCGACGCGGGACAGGACAACACCGAACAGACCGACGGACAGACAAGGACGAACACTTGGAAATCACCATCACACGACCCACGGCACAACACCGCATCATCACCGACATGCAGACGCTCGCGGAAAGCGTGCGCCTCGGCAACAGGATTCTCGAACTTGACGCCACGGCGGATGCTACCGAATCGGAGGCGTCCGAACGCCGCAGGGAGCAGGACGCCGTCCGCAAACAGCTGGACTCGCTGCTGAAGATCGTCGAACACAAGACGCTCGTGGTCACGTTCCGCGGACTGAACTCCAGCCAGTGGGCGCAGATCACCCTCAAAAACTCCAAGACCGTGCAGGGGCGTGTGGTCAAGGACCTTCCTGCCATCGCCAAGGAGGCCGCACCGCTCATGCTCGAATCCGCCGAATGGGCCGACGGCGATGACGTGGAGTTCACCGGCGCTGAGTTCGCCAAGCTCATCGATTCGATGACCGACAGCCAGGTCAACGCGCTCATGCAGACCGTGCAGGAGCTCAACACCCCGGTGGTCGAAATCCCAAAAGAACTGACGCGGCTGGCCTAGCGGACAGGCTTGAGCACGCGCCGGCCCTGCTCAACGACCTGCGGTGCGCGCGACGTCTCGGCATCAGCCTGAAACGGTGGCTCGGCTGGACACCGTCGGAAGACGACCCCGCCGAATGGGACGAGACGGAACGCGGATGGATGCGGGCCCTCGACCTGTACGAGCGGCTCCACGAATGCCCGCTGTGCGGATTGAGCACCGACCTGTGCCATGACCAGGGCAAAGTGGACCGGCTGTTCGCCGGAGCGCAGGTGGAGACCTGCTGGGTCACGTTCCAACGCGAACGGGCCATGCGCAAATACGAGGAATCCGGCACGGTGCTCGCGCCGCACGCGCAGACCGCGAGCCTCATACCGAGAAACTAGAAGAAGGAGATGCCGACGATGGCGTTGAACGAGAACATCATGATCCGCCTGTCGGCCGACACTTCCAACTATTCCACGAAGATGGCCGCCGCGAGCACGCAGGCGGAGAAGCTCTCCACCGCGTTGGAGAAGCCGGGCAGCAAGAGCCGGATCGCCACGAACATCATGGCGGGCATGGGCGTGGCCGCCGTGGCGTTGGGCGTGTCAGCCACGAAGATGGCCGCCGACTTCGACCAGAGCATGAGCACCATCCAAGCCGACCTGCAGGCGTCCGACGGCGACATGCAGAAGCTGCGCGCCGCCGCCATCCAGGCGGGCGCCGACACCGTCTACAACGCGAACGAGGCCGCCGAGGGCATCGACGCGTTGGGTAAGGCCGGCCTGTCCACCGCGGACATCCTCTCCGGCGGCCTGTCCGGAGCGTTGAACCTCGCCGCGTCGGACGGCATGCAGGTCGGCGAGGCCGCCGAACTGATGAGCACCACACTCAAGCAGTTCAATCTCGAAGGGTCGGACGCAGGCAAGGTGGCCGACGCTTTAGCGGCCGGCGCCGGCAAGGCCGTCGGATCCGCGCACGACCTCGGTCTCGCTCTGAACCAGGCGGGCCTGATGGCGAACAGCATGGGCGTGAGCATGACCGAGACGGTCGGCACGCTGTCCGCATTCGCGAACGCCGGCATGATCGGCTCCGACGCGGGCACCTCGTTGAAGACGATGCTCCAACGCCTGTCCAACCCCACCAAGGAAGCCCAGGCTCAAATGGACGAGCTGGGCATCAGCGCATACGACACGGCCGGCAACTTCGTCGGCCTTGAAAGCTTCGCAGGCCAGTTGAAGACCTCCCTGAGCGGGCTGACGCAGGAACAGCGCAACGCCGCATTGAGCATCATCTTCGGATCCGACGCCGTGCGCGCCGCGAACGTCCTGTATTCGGAAGGATCCGAAGGCATCGCCGGATGGACGAAGGCCGTGTCCGACAGCGGGTTCGCGGCCGACGTCGCGTCGAAGAAGAACGACAACCTCAAGGGCGACATCGAACAACTGTCAGGCAGTTTCGAAACCCTGATGATCAATCTCGGCGAGGGTTCACAGGGCGTGCTCCGCAACCTCGTGCAGGGATTGGACACGCTCGTCAACGCATTCTCGTCCCTGCCGTCCCCGGTCCAGCAGGGCGCGGTCGCGATGACCGCCGCGGTCGGCGGCGCCATCGCATTGCACAAGGCGTTGGGGCCGTTGGAGGAAACCTCCGGCACCGCCGGCAATGCGATCGCCATGCTCATCGACCCGATACAGCGTGCCAGGACGGCGGCCCCGCAGCTGGCCGAAGGACTGATGCAGGTCGGCTCGTCCATGGGTTCGGCCATGAGCGACATCGCCACCGGAACCGTCACCATCGGCAAGGGCGAGACCGCTCTCAACGGTCTGAAAAAAGCCGGTTCCGGCGTCATCGACCTGCTGGGAGGGCCGTGGGGCATCGCCATCACGGCAGCAGCCGCGGTGTTGGGAACGTTAATCTCCGAACAGCAGAAAGCCCAAGAACGCGCAAGCCAACTATCGACCGCACTGCAGGACGGAACATCCGCCATCCAGTACTACGACAAGGCGCTGGCCGACTCCAGCGGGGCGAAAGTCACCGACAACTGGCTCTCACGCCTCGTAACCGGATACGACAACGTGTGGCAGGCCGTCGACAAGGTCGGCATCAAACACGCCACATTCATCAGCGCCATCAAAGGCGAGAAAAACGCCGTCAGCGAAGTCTACAAGGAGATCGACGCATACCGCAGTAAACTCGCCGACCAAGGCAACATGGTCACGGGCAACGAATACCGCGTCATCTCCCAAAGCCTCACGGAACTGCAAGGCAACTACAAAAACGCCGAAATCTCAGCAGCCGACCTCGCACAAGCCGACAAGGAGGCCACGCAGGCAAGCCTTGACAAGACCGGAGCGCTCCTGACAGGAGCCGACGCCGCCGACCAGTCGGCATCCAGCTCCCAAGACGCGGCCAGCGCCGACGACATCCTCGCCGAAGCGTTCGGAGCGACCAAAGACGCCGCCAGCGACACCGCCGGCGCGCTCTCCGAAGTCATCGACGCGATGCAGACCTACTACGGGTTCGCCATCAGCTCGTCGGACGCGCAAATCGACCTCGCAGACAAGATCGCATCCGCGAACGACACCATCGGGAAGAACGCCAAGACCCTCGACCTGAACACGGAAGCCGGACGGAAAAACCAGAGCGCGTTGAACGACATCGCCGACGCGGCGCTCAAATGCGCCAAAGCGCAAGCCCAGAACGGAGACAGCCTCAACGACATCTACCCGAACATCGACAAGGCCCACGACGCGTTCACCAGCCTCATGCAATCCCTCGGCAAAACACCGGAGGAAGCCGAGGCCGCCGCACAAGCCTACGGACTCACACGCGACGCGGTCGACGACCTCGTCGCCAGCCTGCAGACCACCCCCGACTCGAAAACCATCGAAGTCACAGTCACCGGCGACGCCGTCGACAAATTCGAACAGGTCAAACTCGCAGCCAAGGAGACGCCGGACGGCAAACACGTCACCATCAGCGGAGACAACACCGACCTGATGAAGAAAATCGCCCAAGCCGCAAACGCCAAAATCGACCCCAAAACCGGCACCCTCACCCTGGACAGCGGCCAATACATGATCGCCCTCGCCATCGCGAACGGAGCCAAAATCGACGACAAGACAGGCTACCTCAAAGGCGACAATTCCGACGCGATGAACAAATTCCTCCAAACCCAAGGATGGAAACTCAACGACAAAGGATTCATCGTCAACGCAGACGGCTCACCCGCCATGAGCGTGCTCACCAACCTGAGCAACTACCAGATCGCCGACAAATACTTCCAAATCCACGGAA